TTCTCGGTGTACTTCGATCCGCATGTGCAGGAGGCCGACGGCAGCGATGCCCGCTACTGCTTCATCGTTGACGACATGCCGGTCGATGAATACAAAGCTCAGTATGGCGACAGCGAGCTGGCCGGTTGGGAGACGTACTCTGCGCTGGGCGATCGTGGCGTCACTGACTGGATCTCGGAAGAGACGATCCGCATAGCTGAGTACATGTACGTCGAAACGAAGACACGTACGTTGTGCCTGATGCCGGATGGTCAGACTCTCTTTGAAGACGAGTACGAAGGCTCGAAAGAGCAGGCAGTAAAGTGCCGCGAAGTACAGCAAAAGGTCATCAACTGGTGCAAGATTAACGGCACCGAGATTCTCGAAAAGAAGAGCTGGCCGGGCAAGTGGATCCCGGTCGTTCCGGTATACGGCGACGAGATCATCCTCGACGGAGAGCGCCAGTTAATCAGCATGATCCGCTATGCGAAGGACGCGCAAAGGGCCTACAACTACTGGTCATCGAGCGAGACCGAGACCATCGCACTGGCTCCGCGAGCGCCGTTTATCGGCGTAGAGGGACAGTTCGAGGGACATGAGACGAAGTGGCGTGACGCGAACAGTCGCAACTTCCCTTACCTCGAATACAAACAGAAACTGATCGGTGGACAGCCTGCGCCGCCGCCCATGCGTCAGGTCTATGAGCCGCCGATTCAGGCCATATCAATGGCCCGTATGCAGGCTGCGGACGATCTGAAGGCGACGATGGGTATGTTCGATGCATCGCTGGGAGCGCAGGGGAATGAGACATCGGGTAAGGCCATTCTGGCACGGCAACGGGAAGGCGATGTCGCCAATTTCCATCTGATCGATAACTTGTCCCGTGCGATGAAGCATCTGGGCCGGATACTGCTGGATCTGATCCCGAAGATCTATGACACCGCAAGGGTCATACGGATTATCGGGCTCGATGAAGAGCAGAAGACCGTACGGATCAATCAGCCATCCGGTGACGTTGACGACGAGGGTCTGGAGAAGATCTACGATCTCAGCGTTGGCAAGTACGACGTATCGGTCACGGTCGGCCCGTCATTCGCATCGAAGCGGCAGGAAGCTGCGGAATCGATGATGCAGTTGACGCAGAGTTATCCGGCGCTGATGCAAGTTGCCGGTGACCTGATGGTCCGAAACATGGACTGGCCGGGCGCTGAGGAGATCTCGCAACGGTTGAAGATGCTCTTACCGCCTGAGATCAAACAGCAGGAAGACCAGCAGGGACAGCCGCAACAGCAGATCCCGCCAGCGGTGCTTCAGCAGTTCATGAGTCAAAACGAGCAGTTGACGGCAGCGTTGAATGAAGCGCACAAATTGCTCGAAACCAAAATGATGGAGCTTCAGAGCAGAGAGCGCATCGAGTCGATGCGTATCCAGGCCGATCTGCTCAAGACGGAGGCCCAGCTCGGCGCTAAGGATTCGATCGCTCAGCTCCAACTGGAGTTGCAGCATATCAATCAATGGCAACAGCGACTGGATGCTCAGCAGGCTTCGTATATGCAGCAAATGCAGAGCGAAGCTCAGCGTGCTCATGAAAGCCAGATGAGTGCTCAGCAGGCGCAACAGCAACAGGCAGCGGCTCAACAGCAAGCTGCCTTAGCGCCGCCTCCGCAGCAGCAGTCATCAATGCCCGAAGCTGCATAACCCCCCAACGACTTTGTAGTGCGGCGTAGCGGCCCGCCTCATAGACCGCGAATCCACAAATCCATTCGGAGATCGAATGTCATACGAAGGGTTCACCACAGAAGAGGTGAACGAAGAGATACCAGTGTCTTCAGACGTTGAAGACGCTGGTGCTGAATCATCCGAGGTAGCTGAAGAGCAGCCAGAAAGTGCCGATGACTCGGAAACATCGGGAGAAGAAGACCAGGATCAGCAGGAGGAAGATAAGCCTCGCAAGCCTCGTAAAGGCGGCTTTCAGCGGCGTATCGACCAACTGACAGAGCAGAAACGGTATCTGGAGACCGTTGTTGAGAGGTTGGTGGGTGGACAGCCCGCTGCGCCGCAACAACAGCAACAGACACCGCAAGTAGCGCAGGGCAGGCCGAATGCCGCCAACTACTCCGATTACGACAAGTACATCGAGGATCTCGGACGCTGGGGCGCGGAACAACGCCTGGCGGAAGAGAGACAGAAGCAAGTCGAATCGAGCCAGCGGGCAGAGCAACAGCGTGCGAACGAGACGTGGATATCACGGCAGGCGGAAGCACGCAAAGAGATAAAGGACTACGACGACGTCATCGCTGATGCGGATGATGTCCCGATGTCGCACGCAATGCGTGCCGCGATCGTGGAGTCCGAAGTTGGTCCGAAGCTCGCCTATCACCTCGCGAAGAATCCTGCTGTAGCTGAGCGCATAGCTTCGTTACCGCCCGCAGCGGCCAACCGGGAGTTGGGCCGTTTAGAGGCAGCACTGATCACTCGTAGTCCGAAGACCGCAACCACTCCCGTATCCAAGGCACCGGAGCCTATTCGTCCGATCGGTTCAAAGACCGGCGGCTCACCCAAGCGATCGTTGCGCGAAGTCACTGACTTCAGCGAGTACGAGAAGCGGCGCAGAGCGGGCGAACGGGTCTGATTTCTCCGGTTCCTGACCAATTCAAGGAACCACACAAATGGCTAATTCACTTTTAACTCCTACCGTAATCGCCAACGAACTGTTGATGCGATTCAAAAACAACCTGGCTTTCGCTTCGGCTTGCTCACATGAGTATGACGATCGCTTCGACAAGATTGGCGATACGTACAACCTTCGAGTGCCTGCGCGTTTTGTTGCGAACAACGGCTCAGACATCACTTCCGCAATTCAGGACGTCACTGAACTCAGCAAGCCTCTGCAAATCAATCAGCAGAAGAACGTCGCGTTCCAGTTCTCATCGAAGGATCTGACGCTGACGATCGATCGCTTTGCAGATCGCTACCTGAACTCGGCGGCAGTATCTCTGGCGAACATCTTCGAGACCGACGGTCTGACGCTCGCTTACCAGAAGTCAACCAACTTCGTTGGAGCACCCGGCACGACGCCCAACACGGCAACTGTCATCCTCCAGGCCGGTCAGAAGCTCGATGAGAGCGCATGTCCGGTTGACGGCCAGCGCAGCCTGATCATCAATCCTGCCGCGCAGGCCTCGATGGTTGACACCCTGAAGGGTCTCTTCCAGAACAGCTCTGCAATCAGCAAGCAGTACAGCACGGGCCGCATGGGTACAGCTCTCGGCTTCGACTGGATGATGTCTCAGAACGTCAGGTCTTTGACCGTTGGAACCTGGGGCGGCACGCCTGTTACCGCTGGCGCATCGCTCGAAGGCGACACCACGGTTGCTATCTCTGGTCTCGGCGCATCGGGCACGATCTCGGCTGGTGACAAGTTCACCATCGCTGGTGTGTTTGCAGTCAACCCGGTATCCGGTGACGTTCTGCCTTCATTGCAGACGTTCACTGTCCTTACCGCTGCCACTGCTTCGGCTGGTGCGGTTACTGTCCAGGTCTCTCCTGAGATTCGGGCCGCTAACCTGGGCCGCAAGACGGTGTCTGCTCTGCCCGCTGGCGGCGCGACGATTACCCGTCTGACCGGCACACCCGGCACTGCCTATGCACAGAACATCGCAGTGCATAAGGAAGCGTTCTGCTACGCGACCGTGCCGCTGGAACTCCCGAAGAGCACGCACTTCGGTTCACGCGCAATCGACAAGGATACGGGTCTCTCCATCCGTATCGTTTCGCAGTACAGCATCCTCACCGATGTCTTCATCACTCGCTGCGACATTGCGTATGGTTGGGCTGCAAAGCGACCGGAATGGTCCACAGTAATTACCGGATAACTCGGTAACTCAGCTCAATTCACTCCTGAGGGGCGGCTCATCTGCCCCTCTTTTTTTACCTCGCAGCGGACTAAATCAAATGACATTCAGGGAACACCCAAAGTGGCTGTATCACGCCACAAATGCGCCCATTGTGGCGGCAGATCCCGGAGAAGAAGAGACATTGCGTGCGGATGGTTACCGCTCTGCCCAGGAGCATTTCGATGCAGTCAATAAGGGCAAAAAGAAGGCAAAAGCCAGATGACATTTCAGGAAATCATAAACGGGGCGCTTCGGTCCCTTGGAGTTATTGCGTCTGGTGAATCGCCAGCTACCGAAGAGAGCGCCGATGCGCTGACTGCGCTCAACGACATGATCGCCTCATGGAGCGCGATCGGCCTCCCGATCTACTTCGTTTCGAAGGACACCGTGGCGCTGACCGGCGCAGCGAGCTATACGCTGCCGACTCGGCCAACACGCATCAAGAGCGCCGCTGTACTTGCGACGAACGGCACAAACATGTCGGTGCCTGTAGTGGCTGCGGAAGACTGGGCCGGTGTACCGGACAAGACTCGCACCGGCATCTTCGCGGAAGCACTGTATTGCGATTTCGCGTATCCCACACCGTCTGTCTATCTCACGCCGAAACCGACTACCGGCACGTTGGAGCTTTATTGCTATCACCCGTTGCCTTCGACTAATGCTCTGACCGACACGGTCACGCTGCCTCCCGGCTATCAGCGGGCGCTTCGGTTCAACCTCGCGGTTGATCTCGCAGGCGAGTATGGCCGCACTGCGTCACCGGAGCTTCTCAGCGCCGCTGGGGAGAGCAAAGCGGCGATTACCGGCCTGAACGCTCTTGTGCTTGGCGAGCAGACTCCAGCGGCACCGGCACAACCGGCACCGATGCCTCAGGCGGCATAACCGATGGCACTCACGGTACTCGACGTAATCAAAGGATCGCTGCGTGCGATTGGGCAACTGGGGCCTGGGCGATCGCCCGGTCCATCAGAGACTGCTGACGCAATCGTTGTGCTCAATCGGATGCTCGATGCCTGGTCGGCGCAGCGTCTGCAAGTCTACGCGGTAACGCGCAGCGTACAGACACTGACGCCCGCCAAGGCTGCGTACACGATTGGACCGGATGTCACCGCTGACTTCAACGCTCCGAGGCCTGCGCGGCTCGAAGATGCGCGGATCATCAGTGGTGGCGGCGGAACGATTGAGCGTGGTCTTGAGATTCTGACGCCTGCCCGCTGGGCGGCGATCCCGCTCAAGACTCTCAGCGGTTTGCCAAGCAAGATCTACTACGAGACCTCGATTCCGCTGGGAACGCTGCGCTTGTGGCCGGTCCCGGTGTCTGCGGATTCGCTGGTCCTCTACACATGGCAGACGCTTCCCCAGGTAGTCGCCGGGACGGACAACCTGGTGATCCCGCCCGCCTATCACGAAGCGCTGATGTACAACCTCGCGATTCGTCTCGGGACCGAATGGGGCAAGCCTGCGCGGCAGGATCTGCTCGAACTCGCAGCGGAATCGCTGGCTGTTCTTAAGAGCTTCAATGCTCCGACGTATGAGGCGACGGTTGATTCCGCGCTTCTCGGGCGACGTGTGTTCGACATCATGACGGGGGATTACAGGTAATCATGTCTAAGCTGCCGGGGTTCGGAGGGGGCGCATACACACTGCAATCGGTTGATGCGGACGCGCAGACTTGCGTGAATCTGTATCCCGAAGCGGATGAATCGGGGCAGGGCAAAGGATCGCCGGTCCTTGTCCTGAAGCCCGGTTTATCGCTGTTTGCGACGTTGCCTTCCGGCCCGGTACGCGGTTTGTGGGTTGGGGAGAACCGGCTGTTTGCTGCCGGTGGATCGACGCTGTATGAAG